GTTTATGATAACCAGAACCGCCTAATTGAACAGCTCTCTCCTCTGCCTCTCTTATTGTTGTGAACACGTCACTAAATCCCGACACTAGTCTTTTTCTCAGTGCAATTGAGAAATCGTCATGTAATTGTTTTGGGTCCTCAACTCCCATATCATTAGCCAGAGGTAATAAATTAGCTGGTATGTAATAATCGTCCATAGATGATTGTTCCTCATCCACTCCATAACTCATGGCTGTTCTTTTTTCATTTGGTGTTAACCACCAGCTGCTATTCATTTGTGTCACCACCTTGTCCATCTCCTCTTGTAGTTCTGGAATCACTGTAAAATCAAAATCAATATAAAGATTGTTTCCATAAGCTGGAGTCAGCCATCTATTTAACTCTTCTCTTATTTTTATAAGTTGTGGAATAATAGCGTTTACATAAAGAGATTTTTTTGCCTCTTTTTGATTGTTGTAAGATTGATGGTCTGTGTTGTTTAACAGTTGGACTGGTACTTGGTAAATATTACATAAATCTTTGATTGTAGCGTTATATTGTTCAATCAAATTTAAATCAGAGGCACTAAGACCAAAGTTAATCCATGAGAGTTTCTTAGGAGTGATTACTACATCTCCAGCATTTTTAGAGCCTTGATATTGTTTTTTAAATCTATCTTTTAGCTGTCTTGCTTGGACCTCACTTAAATCACCTTCCTCAGACATTAAAACTCCTCTCGCCATTTGATTTTGTAAATACTTCAGTCCAGTTGTTACAGCCTCGTTATTGGCATCTAAAACTCTCAGTCCAGCTTTTAAAGGACTCATGCCATATAGATGAGAACCAGTTCCATCATAATAAGGATTAAAGTCAGATATATGCAAAACATTTTCTGCTGGTAATTGATGCTCTCCGTTATACTCTAATGTATAATGGTCAACTGGCTTGAATAAGCCTCCACTGTGAATTTGCATAACTTGAGATGGTAGAACATAAAGCTCCTTGAACTTAGTTGCATTTTGTCCACTCTGGGGTGTTATTCCATAGATGTATCTATTACCAGTTAGTAATCCAAAAGCTAACAGCTCTTGAATAAATGTATTGTAAGACTGAGCTGGATTAGGTCTCTCTAAAAGCTGATGTAGCTCTGTTCCTTCTAATTCTACCAGTGCTTTCTTATGTAGTATTTGAGATTTATGCAAAACGCTGGAATTAAAATCACCAGATGTTATTGTTTTATATCTTTTTAATTCGTTTTCGTTTTGTACTTCATAAACTGAAAAAGGAATGTTTGCGGCACATTTAACAATTAGATTTACAATTGAATAAATAGTCGCATTGAATCTGTAACCTTTGTCAATATAGCTGTCATCATTGTCGGTAGATGAGACCATTGTGTCTCCTAAAAAGTTATAAATCGCCTTATTAAAGTCTATGTTGGTTGTCTGATTCTTAAATAAAGTTTTGAATCTATCGAAAAATGATGCCATTAAATAATTATTTTATTTACAAAAATAGTAATTAAATTACAAAAAATTCTGTACGTCTAGAATAAGCTGAATATATTAAATAACGTGTGCAGTCCATGAGGTGATTAAATCTATCTAATGGCTTGTTTATTATTGTTCCGTCTTTAAGTTCCTCCCACCAATACGACTGATATTCTTTAATAAAATTAGTTGACTCTTTTGATACGATGATGTCAAACTCCTTCATAAGTGAAATCCCAGCGTTAATACTTCCTTGACCTTTAATTGATGGTTTCACAAGCAACCCCAACCGTCTTAGCTCTTCTCCACTCTTAGGCTCTGCGGAATCATAATAACAAAGTGTGTCTTGATGTCCTTTGCCTTTTATAAACTCTGCTATGTCTTGATTAGTCATTCCTGTTTTATAAAGGAGTTCATGTAAATATATTTTACCATTGACCTTGTAACCTTCTACAATAGCACAAGGGTCGTTTGAGAATCCAAAATCTATTCCTAAATAAATGTAATCAGCATCTGGAAAGTCTTTTCTGTTTATGAATTGCCAGTTGTTAAATATTTGTCTTTTAGTAAATACAGCTTTTTGTCCTAATCCAAAAACGTTCCAGAGGTCTTTGTCTCGGTCCTTCATTCTCTCAATCTCTGAGATGATGTCTTTATTTAAAAATTTATTGTCTTTGTATGTTGTTATAACTGTCTTACAATCCTCTCTGGGAATTATATCACTATAAATCCAATGTACAGGGTCGCTGGGATTAAAGTCAATAATTATCCTCTGACGACATCTTAAACTGATTTGAGTGATGTCATCTCTTGTTAGCTCGTTTGCCTCATTACAAAAAGCGTAGTCTCTTGATGCTCCTCTTATTTTTTGGCTCTGGTCCAAAGAAACAAAGCGAACAAGGTGCTTGTTGTAAGTAAAATTATTTTCAGCTTTATTATGTACACCATAATCATAAATACCAGTTTGTTGAGCTATCTGTAAAAAGTCTCTCATAACAGATGACTTTAGACTTGGTAATGTTTTTCTAATAATGTCAATTACCAAAGGCTCTTCATTAGTTGTCATCAAATATATCAAATATTGACAAATAGAGTAAGTCTTGCCAGACCTTGCACCACCTTGATGGACAAACCACCTTGAGTCTGAGTTGATTAAGTCATAGAATTGCCTGTTACAGCGTTGCTCTTTTACTCTTCTTGAGCTGGTTTCCATTTAATAAGAGTTGATTTTAAAGATGCATCATGCTTGATTTCTTGTTTAGTTCCATTTAATCTATGAGCCTCATGGTCCTCAGAAATCATTTTCATTGCCGCTATTTGTAGAGTTGGAACATCAGAATCAATCCATTTAGATAACATTTTAGTCTTTCGAGATACTCGCATAGTTTCAATTGCCTTTTTTATAGAGTTAGATTCGTTAAGTTTTAAAGCATAAAAAGTCGGTTTGGTACATGGTAAATGAGCAACCAGATGCTCAATAAACATCAATTTGTGACGTTTAATGGCAGCCAGTGCCTTTTTCTCTAGTTCTTTTTTATCGTAAGCCATTATAAATCCTTATACCAAATTACTGAAAGTCCAAAGATAAACACAAAAAATTGTATCATATGTTGTGTGTCTTTTTCATTAACTTCATTTTCATCCATAGTTGAATCCCAATAATTAACCCCAACAGCACAGCCATAAACTGGAAAAAATTGAAACTCAAACATCTTTATATTTTTTGTAAAGGTACAAATAATAATCCCAGATTTTTTGCTGATAATGTTGTTTAGTGTACTCTTTAAATGATGACCTTTCAACTCCGTTTATCTTAGCAACCAAATAAAATTTTTTATCTTTTGGTATTGGATAAATTAAAATATCATTGTTTACACACCAATTGAATGCTTTATAATGGTCTGGAGTTGGACAAAATATCAAAACGGAGTGTTATCTTTTATTATTTGTAGTCTTTGTTTGTCTTTGTCAAGTCCTGTATAGTACCCCCCCTCTTTAAAATTTGGAGCTATCATAAACTCTCCTTGCTTTCCGTTTTCTCTTCTTTTCACTTTTTGTACATGAACTGAAACAGTATCAGAACCATATTGACATGGTTGATTTAAGTTTCGAAATACAGTTAAACAATTATAACTTTTATTGAAGAAATCTGAAGAGCCAGAAATATCATAAGGATTTGGGACCCTATACTGGTTATTTATAAACTCCATTTTTCTTGGATGAGCAACTAAAAATAAATGAGTATTAGTTTGTTGACAAAACTGAGTTATCTCAGAGAGTATTTTCCCAACATAAGAGACATCTCTTTGAGCTGAATGGTCCAACATATTATATGGGTCAATAACACAAAGATTAACTCCTTTTCTAAAAACAAGCTGTTTAAAACTATCTAAAATACCTTTTAATGTAAGATTTTCTAAATCAATCTTAACAAAAAAGAAATGCTCTTCGATAAAGTTTTTTGATTTATTTAAAAGGTCATTGTTGCAATTTGTTTTGTTTAGTTTGTTGGCTAATCTTTTTATATGTCCCTCATAAGGATAAGACTCTGGAGAATACATTGCAACCCTAAAATCATATTCTAAAGCCATGTTACAACAAATTTGGTCCACAACGTCTGATTTGCCACTGTTAGGAATGCCTGTGATTGTTGTCCATTGGTCCATTGATATATTAATCCACTCATCTGAATCACCAAGACCAATTGAGTAACTTTTAAGTCCATTCTCATTGTAGTTTAAAACATTGTCCCATATATCATTAAAATTTACAATTCCCTCAAGAGGATATTCTTTTGCATCTTTTAAAATCTGTCTTAATTTTTCAGCTCCGTCATTTGTCAAAACTTCATTAGCATCTTTATAAGAATCAAAGTCAATATATTTACATCTATGTTTGCCAAATCTTCTTGCTAACTCATTCCTTAAATTAAGTCCAGCATCATCATTATCGGTACATAATATAATTTCTGTTTTATTTTCAAAATACTCAAAGCAGTTGTCTAAATATTCTAATCTCTGATTCCCTTTTGATGCTCCATTTGGGACTGAGCAAACAGAATAAATTCCAGCCTCATGTAAACTAAGAGCATCCATTTCTCCTTCGACAACATAAACTTTATTAGAATCTTTTATTGAATCTAATCCATAAAATATAAGTTTTGCTCCACTAACTAATTTAAAATTCTTTTGTCCGTCTCTGTATTTGACATTAATTAACTCATTGTCTAAGTAATAATTAAAGTTAATTGCCTTACGTTTTTTGTTTACTTGAGGAAAATATTCTGTTGATTCGCCTACTTTCCAATGACTGAGAGTTGATTCATTTATACCTCTTTTTTTAAAATACTGCAAGGTCCTATCTGATAAATTAACTTTCACTGATGGAGGTTTAACAAACTCTTTTTTCTCTTTGAATTTGACATTACCAGAAAATCCACAATTATGACAATTGTAAAGACCATTGTCAATGTCAACACTAAGTGGTCTGTCAGCTTTGTTTTTTCTTGTGTGATGGCATTTAGGGCATTTTGTTTTAGTTTGTCCTCTAGTTTGTTTTATTTCAATGCCTAGATTTAAAAATTCGTTTATCATAGTTTAAAGATTTGATTAGTTTTGTTATGTTATAATGATTTGCAATTTTATTCAAAAATTCAAATAAATTACAATCTTGCTTATGTTTTATTTTTTTATGATAGACAGAAACAACTCTGGTGTTATACAGATTTACGATTTCACTGGACTTCGTTTCATGTTCGCAGTAGATGACGAAAGCCTCTTGTTTGATACTTTGCCAACAGTCCGCAATTCTACTAAAAAGGATTTGCTGTCCTAATGGTGCTTCTAAGCCTTTATATTTTACCTCAAATAACAATAAATATTTATCGTCAAACTCTAAAACTGCATCAATGTCTGTTGGATGAATTTTAGAATTGCCAACTCCAGAAAAGTCAATAACTTGTTTAATTCTGTTTTTATGTTTTATCATACCTTAAATTGATTTTTAAATCTGTCTAATTTAGAAACGCCATTCTTTTTGATTCTAATTCCAACAAGTGATAAAAAGTTTTGTTGCCAGAAATCATCTTCTCTTGCTTTTTTACATAGATTCCAAAGTTGTCTAGGGTCTATTTTGTCTAGTCTGTTACACTGGTCAATTGTTTCGAGCCATTGTATTTTTTGAGCTTGTGTTTTAGGCT